AAAGCCCAAGATCATTAGAAAGCGTGAGGACGTTATCTTAAAGAAGCGTATCCGGGATGTGGAATTAGGCATCCGGGAAGGCCGTAAACTTACCAAGCAAGAGATTAAGACCGCTCAATCAGATCTGATAGCCCTTCTCGAATCGTCCGATCTGGAGGCAAAGGATCGGGCTAAGTTTATCAAGACTATAAAGAATATCCAAACCCAGGAGCAGTTCGAGAAAGCGCTCCCAGAGATCACTACCCGCATGGCCAGGATCGAGGTTGCAACTGCGAAGGCTAAAACTGCGGCCAAGATTAAGAAGGAACTCAAGGCCACCAAGCCGGTAAAGGTGGGCCAGAGGCGCGTTGCCAAGTTCGACTATGAAAGAAGCAAGCTACTCGATTCGCTAAGAGGTTACAATACCCTTACACAGGAGAAGGCTCAGGCCGCGCTTGATGCGCTCCCGGCTGAACCTACAAGCGAACTCGACCTGATTAAGAGACGGTTTTTATCCTTAAAGGCAAACGGCGCATCTGCCTCATCTGAGATCTTCCGGCAAGTCCTGGCTGATATTCAGAGGATCAAGGAACTCGGTGCACAGGCAAAGAGCGAAGCGGATCTTGAGAAGGCCCTGAAACGCCAGGAAAATGTTGATGACGCATTGCAGGCCATAGATAAAGTCAGAGGCACAAATGCTAAGAGCATAAGAACCAAAATTGTCAACGCCTATCGCAAGGGCTTCACGAATATTTACTCTATGCTTAACTCCATAGGCGGCAAGACCTTTGCTGAGGCCTATGATCCTGAATTAAGCGAGAATAAGAGAAACACAGCCACCTATCAAAAGACCGTCGAAATGACAGAAGCCGCCAGCAGGATATATAACGAGCGGAATGTTATGCGGATGTTTGAAGGAATGTCTACGATGGATTATTCTATCACGGATGTGGCAGATGGGCTAACGACAGAGCTTTCAAAGCTCGAACTTATTGATATATACAACGCTATTAAGAACGATAAGACAAAAGAAGATTATTACAAGGCCTATGGCGAAGATCAGGTACAGACGCTTATGCAAAGCCTAACGCCTGCCGATAAGCGTTTCGGCGATGCTATGCAAGAAACCGTGCAAGGCTATAGGGATATTTTGAATACTCGCAATATCGAGATCACGGGCCGCGATTTGGGTTTTGTAGAGAACTACTGGCCTGGCACATCAGAGCATGTGGAAAGCGTTTTGGATGATGTAAGACGACAAGGCGAAACCCCATCGGCCTTGAAAGAAAGAGCAAAAGGCCGCGTTATACCTGTACCGCGAAATGCCTGGTACAAAGCACAGCGCCATATAGCTCAAGCCGAGCATGTGGATAAACTGAGCCGGGAATATGAAACGCTCAGAAGGTTGTTTACTGATAGAAAAGTAAAACATGCCGTAACCGAAAAATACGGTGCGGATGTTTATAATACCGTAATGGCTCAGATAGATAACATATCGCTGAATAAGCAATCAGAAAGAATTGATGCCATAAGTGGTGTATTCCAGAAAGCTATCAATAATTGGGTAACGGCGAAGATTGCCTTAAACCCCAGTACCTATGTCCGGCAACTTATGTCAGTAGGTAACTATGCCGAGAATATGAATACTGCCGAATGGGTTAAGGGCTTCTTCGAAGGCATACTGCATCCCAAGCAAACTTTCGATTTTATGTGGAAAAATGCGCCGTTCCTGGAGGCTCGCTTCAATAAGGGCTACTCAGAGGCCGTGAGAGAGGCGATAAAAGGCGCGGAAAGCATAAGTGTCAACAAACGCATATGGACGCGGATGCTTACTTCTCTTGTCCGATCAGGCGATATAACAGCTATCATTTACGGCGGTTTTCCTTTGGCTAAGGCTCAAGGAATGGAAGCCTTTGAAAAGGCTACTCTTAAAGCCCAGCAGTCCGGTTTATCTTCAAGCATATCTCAATTCCAGAATAGCAAAAATCCTTTTACCCGGCTATTCCTGGCCTTCAAGAATACAGCAAACCAGTATTTCAGAAAGATGACGGACGCTATTATTACCTATCAGCAGGGAGATATATCTTTACAGCAGTTCGCAAAAACAATGTCTATATATGCAGTCATCCAGCCCATAATGTATGTTTCTGCCGGATTTGCCACAAAGATGTTTTTCTCATCTTTGGGTAGACTATTCGGAATGGGGGAAGATGAGGAAGATGTGGAAAAGCTGCTCGATGATATTATGGTGCAGTTAATCGTAAGTCCAGTAAATGCCATACCCCTTATAGATGACGCTGCCAGGGCTGCTGCCAGGAAGATAACGGGCCAGAAATCATACAAGGTATTTAGCACACCCCTCTTTGACGATCTGGAAAATGGCTTTAGAGCGCTGACTAAAGAGGAAGTTACCGGAGCCGACTACTTCAAGACAATGACATCAATATTAGAGCCGGCAACATCTGCTCCTATAAAAACTGGTATACGATATTATGAGATTTTAACTGGTGAGAAGTTAGGCAAGAAGAAGAAAGGATCTAAAAAGAAATAGGAGGATGAAATGACAGTTGCAACCACAGCCAGAAAACAGCAATTTGCGTTAGATGGTACAACGTCTACGCTTACATTTACTTTCCGGGCGCTAGTGAGCGCGCCTACGGATATAAAGGTAACGAACACAGCTAGTGGCGTGGACACCGACCTGACTTATACCACCGACTACACCGTGGCGGTAAATGCTAATGGCGTAGGAGGCGTGGTCACTCTAGTTGATGCCGCGAATACCGGCGCTGGCACGGCTACGGTCTACCGGGAGACCACTAATACTCAGGCCTCTGATTACGATGATTATAATCAGTTCCCAGCCAATACGGTAGAGACCGATCTTGACATCCGCACCCTTATCTCGCAGGAACTATCCGAAGATAAGGATAGGGCGCTTACCCTGGCGATTACTACAGCCGCGGGCGTAAGTGCTTCGCTCCCGGCTCCAGAGGCTAATAAGGTTATAGGATGGGATGGTGCTGGAACAGCCTTGACGAACAGGGAATTTACCGCATCAACTGATTTCGAAAAAGCAAGCGTGGCAGAAGCACAGGCGGGTAGCGATAACACAAAGTATATGACCCCATCTATATCATCTATCGCTATACTGGCGGCAAAGGCATCTCCTGTGCCGGCGGATTCCCTGGCTGTTAACGATTCGGCTGATAGCAACAAGCAGAAGAAATCAACCCTGACACAGATCACCACAGGCCTTGACATAACCTCCCTTACTGGGAAATCTACGCCTATTGGCGCGGATGAGGTGATTTTGTCTGATAGCGAGGCTTCTAATGCTATAAAAAAAGCGACACTTACAAATATAGTTGCCCTCGCTGCTTTAAATGTTAAGGTAGGTAATTTTACGCGCGACTTAACGCTTACTGCAAGCACGCAAGCAATTACCGGTGTAGGTTTCGAGCCATCTGCTGTTATATTTTTTGCTGGCATAGCCACACAAGATGAGATGTCCATAGGCATGTCTATGGTTTCGGCAGAAGGCTCGGTCAATGACAGGAATGGCGTGGGGGCTGGCACATGGGATGTCAGCACGGCAAGAGTGATGATAGCAAGCGAAAGTTCGGGTGTAAACAGCCTTGTGGATATGACTTCGCTTGATGCGGACGGTTTTACTTTAACCTGGGCTAAAAATGGCTCGCCGGCAGGAACATACACAATAAATTATTTAGCAATAGGATAAGGAGGATAACATGTATAGAGTATGCTTAAAAAAGGGTTCAGGGAAATTAATCGAAATGCAGTCTGGTGTTGCGCCATTGGGTACACTTACGCAAAACGCTGTAAATGCTGGTTACAACCCCGCAACCATAGAAGAAAAACTTGTAACGCCGGCAGAGTGGGCAGACATTGAAAGAGTGCAAATAACCGAGCCGGCAAAGGCAAAGGCTTTACAGAAAAAGCAGGAGCGTGAGGCTAAAGTGGCAAAAGCAAAAATCAAGCTTGGGTTAAACGATAATGAGTGGGAAGAACTGCAAGAAGGCCTGAAAGCATAGGTGCTAAATGGCATTTGAGATAAAAGATTTTTTCAGAAGCTACGATACTACAGGTGATTATAACGGTAAATTCAATGTGGCCCGGCTCGATACGGTTACCTCTGTAGAAAAGTATTATGCCTATATCAACGAGGTGGGATCCTTTATTATACAGCAGGTTACCACCTCCGGGACTACCACATTGCAGGTTTATAAGTATTATGCCAGAAAGAAGGCGGGATCGGACTTTCAATCTGACTGGGATGACAGAGCAAACAAAACCTATGTAGAATATTATCTACTATTTAATCAGGATTGATATGAAAAAAATCTTAATCAATGTGCTTTTGATACTTATGGCCGCTACAGCTTTTGCGGACAATGACTGGGTTATAAACCCTGAAACCGGCAACCTGGATACTATCGGCCAATCATCCTCTGACATTACCGAAAACGACGCGCGTTACCTTAAAATTGACGGTTCAAATGCCAATACCCACATAGATATTGGCGTCTATAACTTCACTACTACAGGTACAATATCAGGTATAAATGTAACTTCTGGTGCTAATCCTGGGCATACTCATACTGGCACATCTCTTTCTGGCATAGATATATCAGATGATACAAATCTTGCGGTAACCTCTCCAATAGTTCTTACAGATGATACTCTCTCACTCGACTTCTCCACCAATAACACTTGGACAGGCACTTTTACCCACCAGAACGCTTCTGACTCTACCACAGGCTTCCAGATACTTGATGCAGACGGAGGAACTCCAATATTTAATGTAGATACGACTAATGAGAGGGTGGGGGTTGGAACAGATAGCCCACAAACCACATTACATGTTAATAAAAACGGTGATACCCCATTTTATGTGGGTGATAGCACTAATGTAGCACATGGTATGACTACCTTAGCCCCTACAGATGTATATTTCGCAGTTGATAAGTGGTCTGGGACGAAGGGTGGTGCATCTTTTACTGGATTATCTGAAACAAGTGATATTGGAGGATTGCTCTTTCGTGGAATATCAGGTGGAAGTGACCCGTCAGTGGGAGTTGTAACTTTCAGGGCAGGAAAAAAGAATGGTACAACTTGGCAAAATGTTACTGGAAATGATGTTGCGTTTTCATTTCAAAATATATTAGGCAATCAGGATTATATTACAGTACTAGGGGGTGGCAACGTCGGCATAGGAACAGCAACCCCCGCCACCACATTAGATGTTAATGGTGATATTACATTAGGAGATGATGACTGGATAGGGATAGCTTCTCCAAATAACGCAAGGATAATCTTCGACTCTACGCCAGCTCCTGACAATATAGACTTTGCTGATTGTAATTTGAGAATAAACAGTAACAATAAATTTGTTATGGGAGGCCCTGACGGGACGGCTGTTATTGCCAACTTATACAATAGTGCTGGGGATTTATACTTCGAAGGGGATGGCACAAGGGATGTCAAGTTCGGTTCTGTTACAAACGGAGTAAATGCATTTTTTTGGAACTTCTATAATCATGTAGGAATAGGAGATGTAACCCCTGATAAAGCCTTAGAAATTTTAGATACTGATGTGCAATTAAGATTAACGCATACGGATGGCGTAGACGATTGTGATTTTGAAGTAGACACAAATGGTCTTCTTACAATTACTCCAAGCGGTAATGATATAAGTTTAGCCAATGCCGCAGCGAACATTCAAATAGCAGGAGCTGACCCCAAGAAATCTGTCTTCGTTCCTGCAACAGCTATGTGGCCATCTACAACAAATGGATGTTCAGCTATTACCAAAACAGAACTCGGCACGAATGATGTGGATATACAGACTCTTGACTTTGCCACAGGTGCGGATGAGTATGCCCAATTCTCTTTGATAATGCCTAAAAATTGGGATGCAGGAACTATTACATATCATGTAGACTGGACAGCAGCAAGCGGTTCGGGAACTGTAGCATGGGACTTACAGGGCAGGTCATACGCTGACAGCGATGCCTTAGACCAGGCATGGGGGACTGCTGGGGAAGCGTTGGATACCCTGATAACCGCAAACGATCTGCACGAATCGCCTGAAAGCGGTGCAGTAACATTAGCAGGAACACCAGCGGCAGGGGAATATGTTCATTTCAGAATGGGCAGAGATGTATCGCAGGATAATTTGGGTGTGGATGCAAGGTTTATAGGCGTAAGAATCGAATACGGGATAAGCCAGTATAATGACACTTAATATGAAACCATTATTAGTATCAGGCATGGGTAGGACAGGAACGACTATAACAGCAAGGCTTTTGGACAGCCACCCTGCAATACACATGACCGTAGAAAAAAGGATAATCCGTACCATGCTCGCATATCTTAGAGACCTTGATATGCACAGCACCCGATTAGGTAAAACTAAACCTGAGAAATATTCTTATACAGCTGAAACGGTTGATGAGTGGCTTGCTATCAGGAAGGCTATTGCAGCTGGACTTAGAAAGTCTCTTGAATGTGTGTATTTTAAGAAGGGTATACAGTATTTTGGAGATAAGCATTATTCATATATGAAGGAGATAAATTTCCTCCCCATACTGTTACCTAACTTTAAGATGGTTATTACTAAGCGGGATAAGGGGGAGATAATAAAATCCTTACTGCGCCAACATTGGTTTCATGGGGATTTAGGTAAGATAAGTGTTGAGATAGACAGGGTTAATTCATTCATTGAATATGTAAAGGATAGACCTAATATACACATCCTTACACTTGAGAAGTTAAGGTCTAAGCCTAAAAAGATGGCAAAGGAGCTGGCGGATTTTCTGGAGTTACAGGACAAGTTTGACACAAAGCTTATAAAGGGGGCTAAATGAAGTACTGCATGTTCGATAAGACTAGGGAATGTAACGAGACTTGTGTTGCTTATACTATAAACACCCAGGAGAAGGATGGGACGAAGTATAAAGTCCCTTTCTGTAGGCGGGCTAAAGTCAGGATAGGTGAACGTGAAAAAGCATAAATATCCCTTAGTAACGATAGTATCTCTATTCTCAGGACGCTTTGGGTGTCTCAGCCACTATCTCTATGGCTTAGAGAACCTGGACTATCCTAAAGATCGCCTTAGAATAGTCTGGTATTGCGGCGGCCATGAGGCGTTCTTTAATACGCTTGAATTGTGTGGCAAGGCTTTGGAGGGTTACGACGACGTACAAGTATATTATGATGATACCATACCCATGTCTCCCCTGGCCTTCTCCGAGATAAAGCCCAAAGATTCCGAAGAAGCCAGGATCACAGGATACATATTACAACTTAACACCATATCAGCCATGTATAACGCGGCCTGGCAATATGTGGATACTGATTATGTGTTTTCTGTAGAGGACGATATTTTACTCCCTACACATACCCTAAAGCGTTTTATTGGCATAATGGAGATCCATCCAAAGGCCGCCGAAGTGATAGGCTCTATACAATGCCGGCATTTTAGGAATGTTATAGGCTTATGGGATCTCCGGGAAATACCTCAGTTGAATAAGAACGGAAGGATCAAGATGGTTAAAGCCATCCAGCCTTTCTCGAAACCCTGGGGTGTACAAAAGATAGCCGGTGGCAACCTGGGCGTAACCTTATTTAAGCGCTCACGCTGCCCCAAAGTTCTAAAGAAAAAGTTACCCTTCCGGGCCACAGTTAAGCACAGGAACATGAATAAGCCCTATGGGGTAGATATACTGGTGAGCTTGGATATTATAAAAAACAAAAAGGAAGTGTATGGCGACTTCGAAACGAGGCCGTACCACATTGATTCGCAGGGTAAGTGCGGGTAAGAAAGGTGCGATAACCGCAGCCGTTACAATGGGGCTACTCATTGGCGAGTATGCTGTTGCTACCCCAGCCCTAAAAGTGGAGTTTAGGCCAAAGAGGAAAGACCTAGTGGCCTCCAGGATATTGAAGAATATACATAAGAAGATAACTATCAAAAAGAGTGATTTCTATTTTGCCTTTGGGCCGCCTTACAGTAAACCGTTTTTCTTCGGGTGATCTATGAGTGGAGAACTTACGCTTGAAAAGTTAAAAGTAGATAAGCGCCTGCGCAATGTTGAAGGCGGCATAATAGAGCTTAAATCAGAAGTTAAGCACCATAATCATTTTGCAGAAGAAAGGCAGAAAGCTGCCTGCAAAAAACTTGACGAGATACTCGATTTTATACATACTCACCATAAGCGCAAAGATGAGTGTATGAGAGAAAACAAAAAGTATACCAAGCAAGCTATTGCCTGGACGCTTGGCATTCCCACGACTATAATTACCGTCATTTTCGCTATTATGAAATTAAAGGAGCTTTTCGGTGGTTAAGGTGTTGGTGATTGATGCGGCAGATGCCTCAGTAGGTTTATACAAATATAACCACGAAAACCCTGATATTGTTATTTGCGATATTATCATGCCGGGCCGGGACGGGTACGATGTAATAAACCATATCCGAGCGAAAGATACGGATACGCCGATAATAGCCTTATCGGTTATGTATGACTTTGATGGCAAAAAGGAGATCTACAAAGAAGGTAATAATTATTTTATGTCAAAGCCGGTGAATTTAAAAATACTCGAAAAACATATAAAGGCGATATGTGGCGCGGCGCAACCTACCGGATGAAAAACTGCATGATCTTTTACACAGGCTTGGTAACTTGCAGAAAGAGCTTAACAATGTTATTACCGAAATCTACATACATGTAGAGGTAAAGGAGGAGCGCATGCCGTTCACAGGTAGTTTCAAAGCCGAGAAGGTAAGCCCTAAAACATTTATGATTTTAGAAGATTACTCCTATACCACTCCGGAGAACGAAACCTACACCGTACCGAAGGGCTTTATCACAGATGGCGCTTCGATCCCCTCTATCGCCTGGCCCATAGTAGGCAGCCCCTTTACGGGCCGGTACACAATGGCTGCGGGTATACATGATGTGTTTTATGTAACGCATGAAGTAAACCGCAAGAAGGCCGACAAGATATTCCTATTAGGCATGAAAGATTTAGGCGTATCTTGGTGGAGGCGCAAGTTGATGTGGCGTTGTGTCAGGCTGTTTGGCGGCTTCCTTTGGAATAGAAGAAAAAAATAATATCCCCGCTACTGCCCTGCACAGTAGCAAAAGGCCCAGGTTGTATCCCCTCCCCGGGCCTCCTCTTTTTAAAATAACCCTTGACAGTTGACACCCCATGTGATATACTTTGGTTGACTATTGATAACGAATGAAGGGAGGGGTCATATTGAAGAAACGATGTGAGGTATGCCAGAAGGATTTTAAGCCTAAAAACTACTGGCAGAAATACTGTTGTAAGGATTGCAAACTCGCAATGTGGGCGCATAAGAAATTCAAGCATAGGTTCAAGAAAGAAAGGGGATGATGGCAATGGAAGGGTATAGAGTAGAAGTCGAAATTAACATGTCATGGCCGGATTGGATCCATGCTTCCAAAACTTCGATAGAGGCTATGGAAAAGAAATACGGCTACAACAATATAACCACAACTCAAAAGGGGATGTTTTTCCAAATCCTGGTGAAACAATGAGTACACCTCTATTTAAGGACTGGCTGAAAGACGCACTCAAAAGGCCTATAGAGGAAGATACGGCAGGGGAGATTGACTACAAGGCGACAGAGAAAGAAGCAATGGAGCAAGGGGACGAATAACAAAAGGAGTGAGAAATGGGGACAAAAGAAAAAGGGATCGTAGAAGTGCAGGGTAGTAACCCAGCAGCAGTAATAAAGCACGCGATTAAGACCGGGGCTTCTATAGAGGAAATGGCAAAGCTCCTGGAACTGCAAGAGCGTTTCGATGCAAACGAAGCGCGCAAAGCCTACCACAACGCAATGGCCGCTTTCAAGGCCAACCCGCCCAAGATAAACAAGGATAAGGAAGTAAGCTATAACAACGTGAATTACAAGCACGCTTCTTTAGCCAACGTCGTGGAGAAGATAAGCGCAGAACTCTCCAAGCATGGCCTATCTGTTTCATGGGAAACGGATCAGAATGGCAAGGTAGTTGTAACTTGCAAGATTACCCACCGGCAGGGCCATAGCGAACAAACCAGACTTTCGGCCGATGCCGATGCGTCCGGCAGCAAGAATAAGATCCAGGCCATCGGATCTACAGTAACATATTTACAGCGTTACACGCTCCTGGCTATTACCGGTCTGGCAACATACGACGGGGATGATGATGCCCAGAGCGCGGCAGTCGAATATATAGATGAAAAACAGCAGAACCAAATAATCGACCTGTTAATAGACACAGGCAGCGATGAGGAAAAATTCTGCGAGTTTTTCAAGATTGAGGATGTTTCAAG